AAAAATTTATGGGCGATTATAATCCGCCACTTGAAACTTTCAAAGTTTCAGAAAGATTTGATTAGTGCAATACTAATCAAATGAACAAGAGTTATAAGTTATTTAATTTATAGTTTCTTGTATTATAGATAACTATACTTTTATTTTTAAAATCCTCTGAGTGACTCTCGGAGGGTTTATTTTGTATTCGTTTTAAATGAATATATAAAATAAAAATAAGCGTAGGTTATGATAGATGCAACAAAATATAAGTTTAATCTTCAGAAATCTCCCGATGATCCCCGAGACTATCTTCTTGAGACAATTTATCCAGATACTGTAACGTTGCCGGAGAAATGGGACTTACGTAAAAACATGAGACAAGTTCGTGATCAAGGTGATCAAGGAACTTGTTCGGCACAAACTGCTGCAGCAATGAAAGAATGGCAAGAGGAAGCAGACGTAAAGTTTAAATATTATATGTCTCCTCAGTTTGTGTATAACTTAAGAACTAATCAAGGAAGTGAAGGAATGTATCCTCGAGATACTATGGAAATTCTTTATAAAATCGGAATTGTCCCTGAAAATAATTATCCTTACGGAACATTTAAGCCTATAGGAGAAGGTCTTAAAGAAATTGCAGCAAAATATAAAATACAAGGTTATGCCCAAGTTAACACGATTGATTCTTTAAAGAAAGCTTTATTTGCTAATGGTCCTTGTTACATAGCATTTCCAGTTTATAACCCCAATAAAATGGAATTTTGGAAGCCTGATTTTACTGGACAACAGACGATGGGAGGTCATGCAGTTACAGTTGCCGGTTATCTTCGCGACAAATTTATTATTCGAAATTCGTGGAGTGTTCAGTGGGGTGATGCAGGATACTGTTATTATTCTTTCTCAGATTTTGGAATGCACTGGGAAATATGGACTGCTATTGATGCAGATTCTAACCCTCAGACTTTATATAATAAAACAAGTAAATATTCAATGAAAAAAAGTTTTTTCAAAAGAATGTGGCCTAAAAAATAAAATAAAATAAAATATTATGAAAAAATTAGTTAGAGAATCATTGTTTGAGGATATGTCACAAAATTTTATAGAATATTTTGAAGACATGTCTCAGGAAAAAAAAGATAAAGCCTTAATAAATGCAAGTAGACGTGGTCATACAGAAGCAGTTAAATCACTAATAAATGCAGGCGCTGATGTTCATGCATATAATGATTTGGCTTTACGGTGGGCAAGTGATAATGGTCACGTAAAAGTAGTTAAAGTTTTATTAGATGCAGGCGCTGATGTTCATGCTAATGATGATTGGGCTTTACAATGGGCAAGTTACTATGGTCACGTAAAAGTAGTTAAAGTTTTATTAGATGCAGGCGCTGATGTTCATGCTAATGATGATTACGCTTTACGATGGGCAAGTGCAAACGGTCATATAGAAGTTGTTAAGTTATTATTAGATGCAGGCGCTGATGTTCATGCTAAAAATGATTTAGCCTTACGTTGGGCAAATGAAGAAGGACACACTAAAGTAGTTAAATTACTTAAGCAATCTATGAACAAATAAAATAAAATAAAAAACATTAATTTTGGTGGAGCAAAGGATTTTGGATTTGATCACGTTGATCTATATGGTGGCTCAAACTCAAGAACTATTTTAGCCGGAGCATTATCTGGGAAATATACCTATGAAGACTTAAAAAAAGCATTAAATAGTTTCTTTAAATAAAATAAAAAATAATTATGAAAAAATTAGTTAGAGAATCAATTACAAGAAGCGAACCGGCAGCTTTTTTAATTAAAGATTTGTGTGACGGTACAGTAACATGGGAAAATATTGCACCTTATGTTTTAAAATATGAAGTTCTTCCGGACCCAGGATTTTATAGTGATATAACAGTTAGAAACGCAAAAGATCTTGAAAATTATCTTAAACAATTTAAAGAAAGATTTGGTTCTGAAGGTAAATTAACATTTAATCGATGGGGCTTTTCAGATATTAAAGACAATAAAAAATATAGTGTAGAAAGAAATCTAACTGCTGATGCAGTAGGTTATGGCAAGGGAAGATACATGGGAGATTAAGAACATGAAATACGTATTTGAAAATTTAAACGAACAACGACGAATTCCATTAATAGATGTGACATGGAATAAAATAAAGCCTAAAGAAAATTTTAGTGTTTCCAATTTACCTATTAATTTTTCTGCGCATGAACAAATTAAAACACAAAATGCCTTTGAAAGATGGTATAAAAATTTTATAAAGTATTGGGGAACTGAAGGTGATTTGGTCGAAGTAAGACCATCATATTGGAAACTTCAAGGAAACAAACAATGGGATGAAGAATATAAACGAGGAGTAGATTCAATTTCTCGATATTATGATGAAAAGGGAAGTGGCGATTACACTGGTGATTAATGTTTAAACAAAAATAAATTATGAATGCATTTGGACCAGGACAACATTTCTTTCAAGGATTTTTTGGCCCACAAGTATCTCAGCAAGAATCACAAACACCTGAATATATAAAATATAATGACGTAATTTTAGAAATTTCCAATAATTGGGTAATTATTCAAAGTTTGGTTGAAAAATATAAAACAGGAAATCTTAAGCAAGTAGATGCATTAGAACATTTATGGCTTGATTTTATAATAAAAAATAATGTAGATATATCAATTTACAAAAATGAAAAGGAATTTCTTACAGCTTTTTGGAGAAATCCCTAAAAATAAAAATAATTAAATGAAAAAGACTCCGATGTTGCCCGTAAAAAAGGCATTAAAAACAATTAATTCTTGTCAAGATTTAAACCAAATAGAAGACTGCAAAATACTTGTAGATAAATACATTCAGTCTGCAAAAAAACGAAAATTATTAAATGTCGGAGATCTTAAAGATAGACTTTATGAAGAACTTTTAAATAGACAAGAAGAATTGTATCTAGTTAAAGTTTTCAATAAAAATATATAAATTTTTTATGAATACGTTTATAGGGTTTAGTACATATTTATTCGAAAACAATTTATCTGAACTTAGATTCTTTTATCATTTTGATGAAAAGCAAAAAATTGTTTACATTGTTTTAATGCTAAAAAACAATTGTCTTGGATACATTAAAAGCGAACATTATATTAACAATGATTGGGAAATTACGAAAATTGCAGCTATAAAAGGGTATGGATATCGTATGTATGAAGCTATCATGGATTTAATGTATCCTGATAATTGGCTAATACCAAATAGAAAAAAGATGATAAATTTAAAATTAGCTAATACTTACACTAAATTTATAGAAAGAAGCGATATAGAAACACAAAAAATCACTGAAAAAGATGATAGCTATGTTAATGCGCCTAAAGAACACGATAATTGGTTTAATCGTAGATATCGATTATCATCACGTATAGATATAGATTTCGCAGAAACATCGTACAAATTCATAAAAGACACGGGAATATCTCTATTCGATAAAACCTATAAAGGCGGATATAAACCTACTTTTTAATTATTTTTAGGATAAATGAAACTTTCATACATTATGTTATATAATTTATAAAATTTGGCTTAGATATATAAACTACTAAAGATATATTGATGATCCGTAATTACACATATAACTTTTCTCAACTCCCAGAACAATGTGAGCAACTACCGTTATTTTATTTTCTAACAGTAGAGGACTTGAGTAAAGCGTAAGAGCGAATCATATAATCATATACACTTTTCTTGAACCCTCTGCAGATAACGGAGGGTTTTTTTATTGAAATGTTCTTTAAAAAATGAAAAAAGTTATCAAAATAATTTTTATTTTAAAAAATTTGATTATATTTGTATAGAAAATTTAAACGATCTTTGATATATTGAAACACCTGGCCATGATCTACAATGGATGTGGGCCGGTCTGCAAAACCGGTGTAATGGGTTCGATTCCCACCGTGGCCTCAATTTAGTTGTAGTGAAGATATAAAGTTACTTCGATAACTGGAACTGAAATATACTTTAATCAAATTTCTCAACTAAAACTGTTCTCTAGTGTAATGGTTAGCACTACTGCCTCTGAAGCAGTCAGTTTAGATTCGAATTCTAAGAGAACAACAATTTGCCCCATAGCGTAATGGTTATCGCGCTAGCCTTTGAAGCTAGGTCTATCCTGGTTCGACTCCAGGTGGGGCAACAAAATCTTGGCAGCTCATAGGAGCGTAACGGATACAAATCACGTGCCAAGAAAATGGAGTCTTGGCAGAGTTGGTCAACGCGCTGGACTGAAAATCCAGAGATTCTGGTTCGATCCCAGAAGGCTCCACAAATGCCCAGGTGGAGGAATAGGCAAACTCGCCTGCCTTAGGAGCAGGTGCTCTACGAGCATTGAGGGTTCGAATCCCTCTCTGGGCACAAACAAATTGCCCGAATAGTCAAATAGGCAAAGACGGTAGGCTAAGAACCTACGGCAAACATTGAAACACCTGAGGGTTCGAATCCCTCTTTGGGCACAAAAATTCGGGATGTGGCCTAATTGGCAAGGTACCGCATTTGGGATGCGGGGATTGTGGGTTCGAGTCCCGCCATCCCGACTAAAAACGAGATGTAGCTCAGTTGGTTTAGAGTGCTAGTCTGGGGGACTAGAGGTCGGAGATTCGAATTCTCTCATCTCGACAATTTAAAATAAAAAATATATGAATAAATTTAAAGTAGGAGATAGGGTATACAAGCCTAAAGGATATAAATTTCCGGGAATAATTGTGGCAATTTTCAAGAATACAAAGGGACAAACAAGATTAGTGGCCGAAATGATAGATAACGGAATGCTACATATATTCACAGAAGAACAATTAGAACTAGAAACTAAACAAGAAAAAAATTGCTAAAATATTTTCTCGATTCAAGAATTTTGATTATATTAGCAATATAAAAAGAAAAATACTTGTATAACAATTTCTTAGATGAAAAAATGGTTTGAAAGCCGACGTTGAGCAATTGGTTGGCTCGCCTGACTGTAAATCAGGTCCTTTCGAGGCGTGGGGGTTCGAGTCCCTCCGGCGGCACTAAATGTTCTTTAACATAATGATAAAGGTGATTAACTGATAAGGCGACCCCAACCGGGCGTTAAAACAGTCAAGGAGTGGGTTGGCACTCTGGTGATAGACGATTTCATTTGAGAAAATCGTTTCACGGCGATTCTACCTTCTTAAGAATCGCTGAAAATAAATGCTGCCGTGGAGAAGTGGTTAACTCGCAGGACTTTCACTCCTGTATTCGCTCGGTTCGATTCCGGCCGGCAGTACAAAATTAATGGCTCTGTGGCGAAATAGGTAGTACGCGTTGGTCTTAAAAACCAATGGACCAAAAGTCCGTGTCGGTTCGATTCCGATCAGAGCTACAAAAGAATAAAGAAGAAAATGATATAAATTTCTTCTATAAAACTTGCATCATTAAATGATATATAAAAATAGTAAACAAAAATAAATTTTAAATTAATTAACACTATGAAAAAAGTTCTTTTAATGATTGCAGTTATTGCAGTTCTTGTACTTAGTGCATGCGGAAATAAGAAAGCTCCCGCAACAGAAGCTGAAGTAGATACAACTGAGGTTGTTGATACTGTTGCTACTGATACTGTAATGGCTGAGTAAGCTGTATATCCTCGAAAGAGGATTTTTTGGCTTGGTAGCCCAACAGGCAGAGGCATCCGTCTCAAAAGCGGATTAGTGTGGGTTCGAATCCCACCCGAGCTACTAAAGAAATTCATATAATTTGAAATATATAAAATAAAAACATAACTAACATAAATTATATGAATAACTTATGAAAAAATTCTTTTTAATCATCATTTTAATTTTAGCTCTTTCATGCGCTAAAGAAAAACCCATTGTTGTAAGGTATGTTGATTGTACTGATAAAAATGCGATAGACATGCCTTTAATTAGTACTGAAATTGATACAGTTATAGTTTCAACTGATATGCGTACATGGAAAGTTGAAATTCATAAAAAAATTCATACAATTAACGAAGATACAGTTTAAAAATTTAATCATATGAGTTGGTGGAACTATCGAATAGGAACAAAGATGTATTCTTATAAAAAGAATTTCGGAAAAACTAATTCTGAACTTGCGAATCAATCAGATGAGCGCTTATTTTCAGTAATAGAAGTGTATTATGATTCTCAGGGAGTGCCAACAGGATATTCAGATACAAGTGTCAAAGATTGGGATTCATATAAAGATTTAGAAGAAACTTATAAACTCATGGCAAAGGCTTTTCAAAAACCTGTACTTGATTTGGATAATTGGCCCGAGGAATGGAAAGAATAAACACTAATAAAAATGAATAAATTTAAAAGCGGATTTAGTAGCGATAAAGTCAATGTTGGTGATAAATATCTTATGGTAAAAAATGTCGAAGATATAACTACGTATTCTGTTTTTATCATAGACGATATTTATGAACTAAGTTCTGGTGAAAATGCATACGAATGCAGCAAATATGATTTTAATTATCGTGGAAAGATAACGCAATTTCAAAACTGATATGAAAAAACTTTGTATGACACAAGAAGAATATCTCAATAGAGACCATTCATGTGAATACAGGATATCTGAGTGGCTCTTAAAAATAGGAGTTATAGGATTTATTGTTTTATTGATTATAAAAATGTTGATATGAAACTAAAGAAATGTCCCTTTTGTGGAAAAATCATAGATGAATGTAATACATGCGGTGATCAGCGCATATGTCCCGAATTTTCTAATGCTATTGATAATGCTATTAAAAATGCTATTGATAGTGTTATCAATAACGATATTGATGAATGTTTTAAAACAGCTAAAGAAGCTAAAACAATTAGGATAGGAAATTTTGGAAATGAAATTTATATAAGAGATTTTGAAAACGGAGGTTTCACTGTGTATTTTGAAGATTTTCCTGAAATTATTGCTGAAGGCGAAACTATCGAAAAGGCTCAAAGAAATCTCTGGGATACATCTTTCGATGTTCTTAAGTATTTAGCGAGTAAGTGAAACTTTTAAATGTTTTATATATAAAATAAATTATATGCAGGGTAGAGCAGTAGGTAGCTCGCGGGGCTCATAACCCCGAGGTCGTATAAAACGGTTCGATTCCTACCCCTGCTACTGTGAAACCCGAAATAAGGGATTGTCCGTTGGTGTAACGGTAACACGTCGCCCTTTGGAGGCGAAATTTAAGGTTCGAATCCTTAACGGACAACAATTAATTACATCACCATGAATGAATCATCATTTCAGTACTGCGGATATTCGGTAACAATTACCGAGCATCCCATTTATAACGATTTTCAGTTCGTTGTAAAAACCTTAGACGAGAAAACCGTCGTTGGAACAAACTCCCATTTCCTTGAAAGTCGTGAGGCTGCAGAAATAGCAGCAAGACAGCTTATTAATGATTTAAAATAATCTTTTTCTTATGAGAGAAGTAAATGATAATAACTTCAATGAAGTTGTGTTAAAGTCTGCAAAGTCTGTAGTACTTGATTTTTGGGCGCCTTGGTGCGGGCCCTGCCATACAGTTGCTCCTATACTTGAAAAATTAGCTGAAACGTATAAGGAACAAATCGAATTTGTTAAGTGCAACGTAGATGATAATCCTGAAAGTGCAAACGCGTTCTCTATAAGAAGCATTCCTTGCGTACTTTGTATCAAAGATGGAAAGGTACTGAATATGACTACTGGTGCTGTTCCCGCAAGCGTATTCGAAGAAAAAATCAAAATTCTTTTATAACACGAAAGAGGGTTTTCGCCCTCTTTCTATATAACCTTGTGAAGTTACTATTTAGTTAAAATTTAGCTCCGCAATTTGGGCAGAACTTGTGCGCTGATTTTTTACGTTTGGCACCGCAATTTGTACAGAAGATTTTAAGGTCCTCTTTTACAATTGGCTTTCGTGATTCAGGAAGAATTTTCCAAACTACTCTATGAGACCAATAGCTGTTAAATGAGCTATAATCTGCGTTAAAGCTTTGATTTGAGTGTTCTCCTTTTTCTACAATTCCTGTTTCAATTGCATCCAATTTAGCTGTGTCTGTTGTAGAACAAAACATTACTGAAGAACTTGCGTTTTCTATAGTCATTGAACCAGAAAAATCAGTCATTCCTTTACATCCAGTATTACCTGATGTATATGTAAACGGCTGAGCTGTTCCCTTATACTGTTCCCAATTGGGACTTGATGTATAAGTTATAGTCCACGGTGATATAACGGGTTGTTTGTACTCATCATAAAATTCAACCTCTACATCGCCATTATTTTTGATGGCTTCTTGCACATTTGGGTTACTTTCTTCGACCTCGTATGTTTCAAATTGAAATTTTCTAGCTTCATCAAGATATCTTTCAAGAAACACTCGTTCTCCAGGACGTAACACTATGCCAGAATCACTTATGTACTTTCCGTTTAACTTGATTTTTGCTAAAACTTTTTCTGATTTGGGATTAAAAAGTTCGAATTCAAATTCATCTCCAGAACGGAGAAAAATTTTGTTGTCATACTGTTTTACTCGTTGTCGACCTTTGGTGACAAATGCTGTGGGCGCAGTTACCCTTTGAAAATAAACATTTTTTGTCATATTCCTTACGTTATTTTATATTTGAGAATTTATTCGTTGGTATTTCTCCAACTCCAATGCTCCATTTGAGCACTAAACCCTCAATCACAAGGTTATCTTGTATTATATATCTTCATTAGATAAAAGTTTTACAATTTTAACAATTTTTTAACAGATTTTATTTTTTTGTTTTAGATTTTTTTGTTATATTTACTTACATTAAGATTTAAACATTAAATGAAGAATCTTTAACAATTAAAAAACTTTATTATGGCTTATTTACTTGAAGTTGACAACTATTTTAATCAAATCCATGTAGATTTTAGATTAAAGGATAAAAGAGAAATCGTTATTAACGATTTAAAAGAAAAAAACTATGAACATGAAAGACGTTTTTCATGGAAGTATATGTGTAAGCATGATTATTTTTATTTAGATAGTGGTATAGAATTATCAATTTCATATGCAAATTCAACACTATCAACATTAAAAAGAGGAAATCTTAATGAATATGAATTTTGTTTTGATTTAAATCCGTATGGTGATTAATAAATACTTTAACAAAATCTTAACATTAAGTATTAAAACTTTTTGTTTTTAAAGTGATATATAATACAAATAGATTGTGGTAAGAGACCGAGTTACTTCGTACAACCTGAAAATGTAAAAAAACGACTCATCTCACATTTCCCAACATTTTTAATATTTGGCTGGAAACGGTCATAAACATATTAAAAGCCCTGGGAAAATAATCTCAGGGCTTTTGTTTTTAAAACCAACTGTAATGAACAAGTTACAAATTATCGATAACGCAATAGTTATCAAAGATGTTTTTGGAAGCTTTAAAATTCTCGATGAATTTGAGCCCTGGGAAATCCCAGAAATAATTCAATTCGCAAGAATAGTTTTCAATTACAAAGCAATGCAAGAAAAATTAAACGAAACAAACAATAAATAAAAATAATTCTTTGGGCAACGTCGCTCAATAGTAAAAAAGGAGGTCATTATGGCAAAGTACAATGAAAAGAGAATCAGCAATCCAGAAGTTAAGCCAGTTATCACTCACCAGGGTGGACAGGGTTACACTCAGAAGTCTGAAAAGGAATTGGTAGGTTTACTTGCAACCGGATTAAGCAATACCTACTACGAAAGAGAAACTGAACGTGAAACTCGTTTCAAGTCAGTTCTTAACACTGTAGCATCAAAGAACGCTTTGTTCGCAGCTAAGGCACTTGTTTACGCACGTACGATTTTCGGACAGCGTTCTGTAACTCATGTGGGTGCAATTGAATTACTTCCATATCTTACAGGTACTGAACTTGCAAAGAGATTTTACTCAAAGCGTGAACGTAACGCTAACAAAGGCGGTATTGTCTATCGTCTTGATGATATGGCTGAAATTCTCGCAGTGTATCAGGCCAAGAATGGTGTAGATGCTCCAATTCCTAACTCTATAAAGAAGGGTTTTAAGGATGCAATTGAAAATTCGGATGCATATTCTCTTGCTAAGTATCAAATGAAGTCACGTGCTATTTCACTTGTTGATATTGTTAACCTTGTTCATCCATTACAAACTAAGATCCAAGGTACTGTTGATATTGACGTAGCTGAATTTCAAAAGGCTGTGATGGGAACTAAGTTCGAAAAGACAGCATTTGAAGTTAAGGACGGAAAGGTAACTATCCCAACTCTTATGGCTCTTGTACTCGGTCTTCTTAAGCAATTTAATACTGTAGAAGATAAGAATACTGAAGCAGGTAAAATTGTCGCAGAAAAGGTAAAGAAGGGCGAAATTTCTGCTGAAGAAGCAAAGAATGAACTTAATGAAGCCAAAACTGATAACTATAAGGAGCTTATTGAAACTAAGAAAATTGGTTACCTTGCGCTTCTTCGTAACTTAAGAAATATTCTTAAGACAAACAATACTGAATTACTTGATAAGGCATGTGAACTTCTTGTGCAAAAGGATTTTATCCGTAAGTCACTTGTATGGCCACACCAAATAGATTTATGTAACGAAGTTCTTCAGAGCGAATTTCGTCCAACACAGTTGGGAAAAGTACTAATAGCTCTTAATACTGCGTATGAACGTTCAATTCCTAACTTAAAAGAACTTATGCCTGAACGTAAAACAGCCGTAGTATATGATTCGTCTGGATCTATGTCAACACAGATTTCTTTAGAAGAACACAAAAGAGGTATCGCTAGTGCACTTGATAAGGCAGCATTAATTGGTGCAACTTTTGCAAAAGGTTTAAACGCAGATGTTTATACATTCGCAAATTCATGCCGTATGTGTACATTTAATCCTACTGACAGTGTTAACACTATAAAGAAATCAATACTTAGTAGCGCTATGCACGGTGGAACTGTATGGGGTACTATTTTTCCTGAACTCTTAAGACAAGGAGGATATGAAAGAATTATTATCATTTCAGACGAACAATCACATGATAATGCTCTTAACTCATACAAGGAATATTGCAATAAATATGGTACTCCATATCTTTACATTGTTAATATTTGTGGATACGGGCCTACTGTTAATATTAAAGAAAATGATAAAACTTATCGTTTATTTGGATATACACAAGATATTTACATGAAAGCAACAACTGCCGAAATAAATATTGATCAAGTTATCGAACAAATTAATAAAATTGAAATTTAAAAAGAGGGGTTAATTCCCCTCTTTATTTTTGCAATTTTCGAAGTGATAATGTTTCATACCAGCAATGCCACCAATTTTATTACAATACGGGCATTGCACTTGGATTTGTTTTTTTCCTTTTTTTGTATTAGACATTTTTAATAAAGATTCTTTTTTATGATGTTTTGAAAACATAGGATTTTTTTCTCCTTTATGAGAAATATTTTTTAATTTTTGAATAGTTTCTTCTTTATAAATTTTTGTTTTGCCCTTATTCCAAGGGTCTTTTCCTTTTCTTGCATTACTTTGTTTTCTTTTAGCTTCTTCGGTGTGTTTTTTATTAAACATTCCATTTTTATTTCCTTTTCGGGATTTACTCATTTTTTCTTTAGTTTCTTCAGAAAAACATCCAACAAAACCTACGCCTCCAATTGGACTTAAATTATAGCCATTAGGATATAGTGTATTATATTCTTGAATATATTTTTCCTGCGCATTAAAAGCTTCTTCTTTAGTATTAAAAAATTCAAGTATTTCACGTTTAAAGTTTTGTAATCCATATTCATTAAGTGCATTTTGGAAATAAGGGCGTCCACTTCCTAAATAATTATCATTTAAATTATTAGTTGAGTGATCACCTATATACTGCTTTCCGTTTAACAAATTAGTTGTAATGTAAACAAAATAATACTTTTTTTCCATTAGCGCTTTTATTTATATATTCATAAGAACTTGCTCTTGAAGTGATGTATAAAAATTTAACAAATATTTAACAAAACATATTTCTTTATTTCAGATATAATTATTATATTTGTTCAACTATTTAATTAAATTTTATTAACAAAAAATTTCAAGAAATGAAAAAAATTTTATTATTCTTAGGGATCACTTTATTAATATCATGCAACCCTAATAAAGATTATATAAATCTTATTAAAAATTATGAAAGTACAATTTCAGATGAAGTAAAAATGGATCTTAAATTTAAATGTTTAGATTTTAAAATAATAGATGAAATCACTGGTTTAGATTCTGCAGAGATTTATGAAAAAAATATCTTAATTGAATATAGTGCCGACGTTGCGTCTAATTATGATCCTATTGAAGGTTTTACAGGATATATCGGCTATAATAAAATTCGAAAATATTATGGTCAGCCGGCACTTGATACTATAGAGTTTAAAAAGTGTATCGCATATTTAGATTCTATAAAGCCCTTAATGAAAAAAAAAACTAAATGATTTTGAAGCATATGAAAGAAAAGAAGAAGCATTAAAAGAAAGAGACTTTTTATTGTGGTATGATATTTATAAAAATAGTAAAACATCCATGTATGTAATAATATTTAAAAATTATTTAAAGTCTATTGATACATTGAAATCAATGTTAGACAAATATCAATATTATCTAAATAATAAAGATTATGTATATGTTAGAGAAGTAGAATGTAGATTTACGAAAATAAACCCATTTTTAAAACAAAAACAAGAAATTACAAGAAAATATTATATAGACAAAAATAATAACCTTAAAACTGTAAATAGCGATAATGAAAATCTAAAAGGTTTATTAGATACTGTGTTAAATTGATTGAAATCTAATACTCGAAAGGGCGCATTTTGAAATAAAGGAATTGAAGGGAAGAAGAAATTCTTCCCTTTGTTATTTTTATAAAAAAATTAACACTTTTTTGAACATCGTATCATATTTTTTATTATATTTGTATTAATCTATAAAATATGATGAAACGATTTTTTCTTAAAACAGCTTACTTACTTGGTCAGGAATCCAAGTGCGTATCTAAACAGGTAGGATGTGTTATCGCAAAAGATAAACGCATCATATCAACTGGCATAAACGGAACACCTCCCGGTTATAAGAATTGTTGCGACCAATTTCCTGATTACAATCCTGAAACAGATAGAGAAAAACATCATCTGTGGTCAAAGATATATGAAACTCATGCTGAGATAAATGCTATTGCCTATGCAGCAAGAAATAATATAGGCATTGATGGCGCTGAACTTTATACGATTCTTCAACCTTGTGATAATTGTCTAAAAAGTATCATAGCAGCCGGAATTAAAAAGATCTATTATGTTAATTCTTATGATAAGGCATCTTCAGATAATGAACTTTGGGATCAAATAGAATACGAAAAGGTAGAAGATCCTGAATTATTGGCATGGATAGAACAACAGGATAAATATTTTTGCGAAAATAAATGGCATGATAACATAAATGACATCAATTACAAACTTGTAGTCTCAAGAATCAGAGAAGCATTAAAAGACTATATCATAGAACATAAAATTAAATCACTTGTTCTTGGAGTGTCTGGAGGTTTAGACAGTTGTGTATGTGCCGTACTTGCTAAACCAGTTTGTGATGAACTCGATATTCCTTTAATAGGGCGAAGTTTACCAACCGTTTCAAATACAGATGATGAAAAAGAAAGAGCAAAACGAACCGGAAAACTTTTTTGCACAGAATTTAAAGAAGACAAGAGTATTGATATAATCAGAAGGTCTTTTAGAGATGTTAACTTAAATCCACGTCCTTCAATATTAGAATACAGTGTAGAACATATGACTAAGTGGAAAATTCGAGAAGGAAATATACAAGCACGCCTTCGTATGATTTATCTTTATAACATTGCGGCAGAAACAAGCGGTATGGTTTTAGGCACTGATAACTATACTGAATATCTTCTTGGTTTTTGGACAATACATGGAAATCCAGGCGATTATGGAATGATCGCAGAACTTTGGAAAACTGAAGTTTATGATATGGCCGAATGGTTAGCAAATAACGAATGTGAAGGTGAAGCAAGTAAAATAATAATGGATACCATAAATGCTATGGCCACAGATGGTCTTGGTGTTTCAGATGGCGGAGATATGGAACAAATACTTCCTGGTCGGAAAATAACGTCAAGAGAAGGTTACAAAGAAATTGATAAAATACTTCGAATCTGGGAAAATTTACATACTCTTGGATCAACACAGAAAGCGATAATAACTTTAGCATATGAAAATCATCCTGCGATTAAAAGATATCTTGGCACAGCCTTCAAAAGAAATCACCCTGTTAACATTAAACGTAAAACTTTGATACCATGAGAAAACAAAAAGCACTAATAGTCGTCGATATGCAAAACGACTTTTGCCCAGGAGGAGCTCTAGCAGTTACCGATGGAGATAAAATTATACCAACAATAAATGATCTTCTGACAAAATTTGATCTTGTAATTTTTACAAAAGATTGGCATCCAGCAAATCATTTAAGTTTTGCTTCTGCCCATGAAGGGAAGGATCCTTATGATTCTTATAACGGTGATGTTCTGTGGCCTGATCATTGTGTCGAAAATACACCTGGCGCGGAATTACACCCTGATTTAGATTTAACAAAATGCCAAAAAGATTTTTATATCTTTAAAAAGGGAACTGACATAAACAGTAACGGTTATAGCGCGTTTGAGAACACTGAACTTCAAGAATTTCTTGATGAAAGGGGAGTTACAGAAGTATACATATGCGGATTAGCCACAGATTATTGCGTTAAGAATACTGCAATAGACTCTGCATTAGCAGGTTATGATACATATGTTCTTGCAGATGCATGCAAATCGATAGATTCTGATTTGACTCAGACAAAACAAGAACTGTTTGAAGCTGGAGCATATTTTGTAGATACTTGGGCAATTGGGCTTTAAATCTTAAAGTCATAAGTATATGTGAAATAAATCATTAATGCTATAAAACTAAATCAACAATGAAAAAGTTTATATTTTTTATCTTGTGCCCTATAATATTTGTGGGATGTTCAAATTCAGAAACTTCTACATATAACGCTATGGCAACAGAAAAACCATTACATACATATACCGTTGAATATGCAGGCAAAATTGATACAATTGTTGCTCAAAGATATAATATGGGTAATTTTGTAGGCTATGGTCGTGCTGTTCATTTTTATGTGGATACCGCTACTATAACTACTGTTTTGATTCCTAAAAATAGAGAATTCGTTATAAAGACAATAAAGTAATTGTTATCTCTCGAAATACCTGCAGCTATCTTTACGCTTCTAAGTGTATGGTATGCAACAGAACGAAACATTTAGTCGTGGCTTGTAGGAATATGTGCTGTTTGCTTATTTGCATTTATATTTTATAACACAAATTTATATGCTAATTTTGCATTGCAAGGCATATTTTTCATTCAGGGTATTGCGGGAATAATAGTCTGGTATCATAATCGAGAAACTAATGAGAAAAATAAGTATATAAAAACTAAAGTTGAAAAACTTTCAAATAAGGGAAGGCTTGTTTATATCACGCCTGTATTAATTCTTTATTTGATAGTTTCTTGTTTTTTAAGCAAATATACCAATTCAGCTATTCCTTATATTGATTCATTGGTAGCTACATTAAGTTTATTTGCAAATTATTTGCTTGTTCGTCGAAAAATAGAAAGTTGGTGGATATGGATATTGGTTGATGTTATATATGTTGGTTTATTTATTAGTCAAGGTTTATATGTTTCATCGGCTCTTTATCTTGTTCTTTTAATTATTTCTATTAAAGGGTTTATCAATTGGAACATAACATTAAAAAGTTACTTATAAATTTTTTTATTTCAAAAATTTTGAATATATTTACAAAATATAAAATAGATTATGAATAAGATTATTGATAGCATATTGGATAATGATCTTTATAAATTCAGTATGCAGCATGCAGTTTTACAAAAGTTTCCTAACGTAAAAGTTAAATATACGTTTACTGATAGATCAAATGAAAAATACCCTGTAGGTTTTGATTATGCTCTTATTATGCAAATTAATGCAATGGAGAATCTTCGTCTTACTGATGGTGAAAAGTATTTTTTATCAAAGATAAAATATTTTCCGCAATCATATATCGATTTTCTTAGAGGATATCAGTATAATCCAACTGAAGTTAAAGTTTATTTAGATAAATTTCAACATTTGCATATAGAAATTGAGGGTTATTGGTATCGTACAATTCTTTGGGAGGTGCCAATTCTTGCTATTGTGTCAGAACTTTATTATAATATGACTAAGCAAACTCCTAACATAGAGTTTGAAAAAAATATCGAAAAGCTTCGTAAAATGGAGGCGCATAATGCTTATTTTGCAGAATTTGGCACCCGTCGTCGTTTTTCATATGATGTTCAAAACGATGTTGTCCGTACATTTGCAAACAATGCTAATCATTGCTTTGTTGGCACTTCTAATGTTTATTTTGCACGTAAGTATAATACAAAACCCATAGGCACTATGGCCCATGAATGGATTATGGCTCATGGAGCTTTGTTTGGATACAAATTTGCCAATAAAATAGCACTTGAAAACTGGGTGGATGTTTATGGTGGAGATCTTGGTATCGCTCTTTCTGATACTTTTACAACTGATGTGTTTCTTCGTACATTTGACATGAAATTGGCAAAATTGTTTGACGGTGTTCGTCAAGATAGTGGTGATCCATTCGAGTTTGCAGATAAAATAATATCACACTATGAATCTCTTGGGATTGATCCAACAACAAAGACAATAATTTTTTCAGATGCCCTTGATATTGATAAAGCAGTTGAAATTAAAGAATATTGTGTAGGTAGAATTAAATCTTCGTTTGGGATTGGAACACATCTTACAAATGATGTAGGAGCAAAACCTCGTAATATTGTAATTAAACTTTCCGCTGTTGATGTTAATGGTAAATGGGACTCTGTTGTTAAACTTTCAGATGATAAAGGTAAGCATACGGGAGATAAAGATGAAATTGAATTATGCAAAAATAGCTTAAGAATAAACTAAGATTTCGGTATTGAACACGCAAAAAGTATATTACGTCATGTACGTTTAGCAAATAAGTTATTGTTCATTGACACTGGATTAATTACTACAAAATCTTATGCAAAATTTTTCTTTAACGAAGTTCCTAATTATGAACCTTGGGTTGAAGCTGCAAATAAAATAGATTATTACATATATTTGGACTCTTCGGCGCCTTATGTTAATGATGGAACACGTTTGCCCGAAGAAAAAAGAAATGAACTTAATAAAGCGCATATAAAAATGTTCACTGAACAAAACTTAACATTATACAAAGGCTTTCATTATTATAATGATATGCATTATACAAAAGGGATTGATCCTTATGAATTTAGATTAAAGGAAGTTATCGAATATATTAATTATTTAACATTAAAACTTTGAGCCATGACAAAAAAGGAAGTTAAGCAATTACAAAAAATCGTTGATGAGTACAACAAACGAAAAAAAGAAAAGAAATTATCTTGGAGACATCTGTTAAAATTAACAGAAGGTTAACAAAATGGTGCATTAAGTTTAAAAACTTTATCATATTTGCACCATATATATTTTATAAGTTCTTTGAAAATAGACACGACTGTAGTGAGTTTTTGTGATACATCGTATTCATCAATGACGCAAGTCGAATTAACCTAGAGTTAAATTAGTTTTTGATTCAATGATGGCAGGGGATTTGAATACTATTCAAAAACCTGAGCGTAGAATGCCTGATGAAATGAAAAAATACATTTCATATCTACGAAGAATGTGGCAGGGAACTTAAAAACCTCCGGAGAAACAACTCCTAAACATTCACAAAGACAGATGTTCTCAGTTACAATTTTAAAACCGTAGTTACGAGTGGAGATACTTCGTAAGAAAACCAAAACCCGCTATGGAAACATAGTATATTTGTATGAAAATGCTTTAAAAACTCTGGTTCCCGAAGGCCAGAGAAAAGCAACAAGAGAAAACTTGTAAAAACGCTCTCTCTTTTTTCTCGGTACGCTTTAAGGTTGGGTCACTTAATGTGTCCCAGCCTTTTTTATTTTAAAATAAATAAAATAAAGCAGCTATGTTTGGTGAAGATAAAAAGAACTTTATGCGTGGATTTTCATTAAGTCCTAATAAATTTTTTGATGGATATATCCCTCTCAAAACTGTAACATACTGTGTAGTTATCATTTATGACAACAATTTTCGTAAAGAAATTTATGGAATTGAAAATCCCTGGCAATTTATAAATGGCGTAAAGAAAAATCCTCGAGTTAAATCTGCATTCATAAAAGATGAAACAATAGCGTAATGGCAAAATATTTTTTAGATAAAGATCTTCGATTTAAACGAGTAAGGCTAACAATTTCACAAAAACTTATTCGTATTTTTTTGTTTTTAATCATTTCTTTAGCATTAGGGGCACTTTATAATTTTGCTTATTACAAAGCATTTGGGTCGGTTAAAGAAAAACAACTTGAAAGAAAACTTGAAGAAAGTAAACTAAACTATATTTTGCTTGAAAACAGATTTGAGTACATAAGAAACGAATTAAGCGATTTGCAATCTTCAGATGAATC